GGAGTCATCGCCTGCCGAAAGCTGTGTCGTTAGGATTGAGCCAGCGGAGAATAACCGGCAGACTCGCGACCAGAGCGGCATTGACAATTGCAGGTGCATCCCAACCCACCGCTAGATAGGTTGCTATTCCTGCTGCTAGAAAGGATCTTGCCCAACTTGCGGCGACTGCTTTTGCTTGCTCCATTTATCGGCTCTCCTGTGAGTAGCGGTATTCTGAACATACTGCGGTCTTCATCGCCCTTCGCAGTAAAACTAATGTGTATGTGTGTTTTGTGTGGGTTAATACCTGTGTATTTTCTCCACTTGTAATTCTTTCTCCAACTAGCAATTTTGCCGTTGAAAATTATGTAAGAAATTCGTTTATCAGATCTGGCAAGTAATCGAAGCTGATCAGCAAGGTAGAACGCTTCGGATTTGTGGGATCTAAGATCAGCGTCAATGTCGATGGCACGTACAATGCCCGAAGTAGTAGGGTTGTGATCGGACTTACGAGCTGCATGCTTCGCATCACCGATCCAGCCATCACTAGTTCTATCTCTATCGGGGAACGCATCGTCTATTTGCTCCCGAAGCTGTTGTCCAGCTTTGCAAAGTTTCGCCATATTCCTACGAGATTGTGCCGTGAGAATCACGTTTCCGATTAGGATAGGCATTGTTTGACTGTTCTCCTATTTCAACAACCAAATTCAATAGTTTTGGATTCATGATAGGAGGAGTTTTGCCTCATCGTCAGTAATTCCTAAACGATTTAATAAATCGATTTTAGCTTGCGTTCTTGCTTTTTCAGCATTTTTTAATTCTTCCAATTCGGCTTCGTCTTTGGCTTTCTGTGCCAATTCTTCGTTGTTCATTTCTCTTTCAACGATTTCGCCAGTTTCAATATCATGGAACATTATTTTTGGCATTATTTTACTCCGTAAATATAGACTGTACCTGTGCAATTACTTCCACCTTCAACAGTCATCGTAAAAGATGAAATTGCGCTTGCGCCTGAATAATATGTATAAACGCTGTTGCCCATAGACATATAGCCAGAATCAACCAAGCCACCGCCAAAAAAGTGCATTGTTTTATTAACGGCGGTCGTAGATGTGTATCTTGGTATTGTAATGTAACCATTCATGCCGTAAGTCGTACCGCCGTCAAAACCTTTCTCGCGGATATTGCTTCTAATAATGTCTCTTTGATTCGTTGAAGCCGCTTCTCCACTTGATGCGTAAAGAGCAGCCGCTATAACTTGACCATAATTATTACCCGTGTCACCATTAAATCTAAATTGCATAAAATTAGCTGCGCTACCAATTTTAATATTCTCCATTGCAATAAACAATGTATTGTAAGCCGATGAAATAGATGAGATAGTCGTTGAATTAGCGTTTAATGTCGTTGTAGATAAAAGCGTCATACTTCCGCTTGAAGCCGTAGCCCATTTTAAGCCCGTTGCGGTGCTGGAATCCGCCGTTAGGACTGTATCGTTAGAACCAACAGCTAAAAAGTCTGCCGTTGCAGATCCAGTTCCTACTGCTAATTGACCCTTTGAAGCAAAGTTAATCTTCAAGTCAGCAGTTCCACTTGTTACGCCACCGGTTAGACCGGAAGTCGCTCCAGTTGTAATACCTGTTATATCGCCTGAACTGCCAATGGAAACCCATGCTGAACCATCATAAACTTCGGTCGCATTAGTATCTTTTAGGTATGACACCATGCCTTCGGCTAATACACCTGTTAGCGCTGTTGTACGCGCTGCGGCATTGGCAAACACCATGACTGTTTGCTCCATTAAATATGTGTTGACCTGAGCTGCTGTAAGCACGTCACCCGTGTTAAACAGCTTGTATCCTGCACCTGCCATTATTGCTCCTTAGTAGCTCAGCACGTCCTCGCCTATTATACCGCTAATCGTGCTATTTAACACGAATCCTGCAAGTAATGGCTCTGCCGTGAATAGGGTTGTATTCCAAGTTGATTTAGTAATGTCGTGATGTATGCCATTGATAAGGCTTGCCTGTGTGACGCTTGTAGTGCCCGGCATCGTCTTTGTGACTGTCACTCCGTCGAGCAGTTCAATATCCACCCCAGCTTTAGGCTTATCAGGGTTCACGTCATCGTATAAATTAAGCTGGATGCTATCAATGCGCACTTCAGGATCTTTACGGGTGGCAAGGATGCCTTTAGCCTGATTGAGCGCTTCAGTATCGGTTTGAACAAGGATGCCTGTGCGATTGCCTGAGTGTAAGAAAAACGTGTCTATTGATGTTTGGTCAAAGGCGTTCTGTGCCGTACCGCCCGAGCGTGTCACAGTAACGTCATTTAAGATTTGAGTATCATCATAAGCCACAACAGCGTTAGTGTAGGAAATATCTGAGCCAGTATCGCTGAACGCATATAGAGACGTGGCTGGACGGCTAATAAGATCTGTGCGGCTGATAAAGGTAGCTTGACCTTCAGCGTCAATAAAAAACCCGCCGAATTCGCTACTCTCGACTGTCTGCAAGGCTTCTAAAGCGTTTCTAGTCGTTCCCGGATCAGCCTGAAGGGTTGAGTCCCCAGCGTCAATAGATCGAAGGCTCACGGGAAAGGCTATGTCATCCAAAATGGCATTGACGCGAGCACCTGATAACTGACCAGCAGGAGTTCCAGCGACAGTTGTGATGCTAGATCCAGCTAGTAACTTGGTAGCGTCAATACAACGCAGGGTGACTGTGGATAAATCTTCATTACCTTGTCTGAAGCCTGTGTCATATTTTTGAATGAATCCTGAGTAAAGGTAATAATCCACGCCTAAATAAGTCGCGTAAATAATGATTTGACGCAACGGAACTAGGTTGGGGTAATAAGCCCCCGCTGGATTCATCGGATTCCAGTCGCCGTTTTGGTCATACAGAATGACATCGGCTGTGCCAGCTTCAAACTTAGAAATGATGCGATTGCGACCACGCCTAATCGCTACGCGAGTCACTAAGTCCGTTATCTCAACGGGCAGCGTTCCTGAGCCTAAACGATTCGTGCCTAGTATGCCTTGTGTAGCAGAACCTAGAATTAAAGGATTTGTCTCAAAAGCTGTATCGCTATCAAAGTCAACAAAGACTCTAAGTGTGGGTGCTGCCATCAGATAATTGTGCTATCTATCGTAATGCCTTGTCCGGCTTTTTGTTGTAAGTAAATAGCATTGGTAACGACTGTGGCAAGGTCTTGTTCAGCAATGACTGAACCTTCCACATTAACCACGATTTGGGTTACGGCATTAACTCCAGCAGCAGTAGTCGATTCAGCAAGAATCAATGTCGCTTCTGAGGCTGCTTTTGCCGCAGCTTCACCTGCCTGAATTGCAGCGGTTTCTGTGACTAATGCAGCAGCTTCGGCTGCCGCTTGTGATGCTTTTAACGCAGCTTCGGCTGCCGCTTTTTCTTGAGCATCTCTAGCTTCGGCTAAAGCTTTCTCAGCAGCCGCTTTTGCCGCTTGAGCTTCTGCCAATGCAGCATCGGCGGCGGCTTGTGTTGTAGCCGCGTCTTGTGCCGCTTTTGCTGCGGCTGCCGCTGCCGCTGCTATTTCAGCATCAAGTTTAGTTTTTTCTGCCGCGTCTTGTGCCGCTTTTGCAGCTGCTTCCGATGCCGCTTTCGCTGCTGCCAATGCAGCATCCGCAGCCGCTCTAGCTGCTGCTTCAGCTGCGGCTTTCTCAGCGGCGGTTTGTGCGTCTTTTGCTGCCTTAGCTGCTGCCGCTGCTGCTGCTGCCGCAGTAGCGGCGGCATTGTTAGCAGTTGTATCCGTGATAATTTTTGTGATTCCAGATGTGTCAACTGCCTGAAAATTAGCCAAGAAATCTATAACAATTTTTTTAGTAGCTATCGCTTGTATTTGATTCTGAACATTAGTCAGACTTTTTGTCCAGTCAATAAATGGATCATTAGCTTTAGGAAATGTTGTAAGAGACTCGCCTAACTTAACAGTTTGTTCTTGAAGTTTTTTAAGCTTCTCTAGCAAATCTTCGGCTTCGTTAACGTTTTCTTCTGCTACTTTTTGCTTAATTTCCTCGATGAGTTGCAACTCTTGAACGCGTTTTCTTTCCTCTTCGGTTAATTTACCCTGAGCGGCAGCAGCCAATTGAATCCGCGTTAAATCAAATTTCAATTCTTTCTGAGACAACATCACAGAGATTTGACGAAGGCGTTTTTGTTTTGCTTGTTCGGCTGCGCGAGCCTTTTCAAGCGCTACTATTTTGGCAAGTTCAGCACGTTCAGCCTTCAGAATCTTCGCTTGTTCTTTTGCATTTAACTCAGCACCCGGCGCTCCAAGTGTTCGCACCTTGACGCCCATACTTATATCTTGACCGCGACCTTTGAGATACTCAAAAAGGTTCAGGTTAGCCATCAATTCATTAAACTTGGTAATCCATCCACCAGTCCCGGTGGCGCTTACATTGCGATTGAGCTCGCCAATGACATCGGCAATACCGATAGCAATTTTGCCAGAGTTATCTGCTAACGTTTGGAATTTATCGCCTAGCGCATTTAGGTCTTTACCATTAGATAAACGATTAAGCGCAAGCACTAAATCCTTGCCAAGTGATTCCTGTGCTTCATCGGCGGCTATTTTTAGACGATTGATTTGTCCTTCATAAGTGCCAGCGGCTAAAGCTGCTTGACCGGAAAAGCGTTTGTTTAATCTTGCAAGTGCATCTTCAAAAGTTATGGTGGAAGCTTCGGCTTTACCAATTCCAATGTTTAAGCGAGATAGGGAAGTCATCTGCCCCAATTGCGCCTTCGCCAATGCGTTGCTGACTGTGGCTAGGTCTAAACCTGTACCAGCAGATACATCCATTGCGATACCGAGCAATTTTTGTGCTTGACCAAAATCGAGTGTAGCTCTGGTCAATGTATTTAACGCTGGGCGCAGGTCTGTATCTGCTACGCCTGTCGCGCGCTGCAATTGATCTACATAATCATTGACAATTGCGCCCTGAAAGGCTAATCCTAAATTCTCATAAGTGCGCGTGAGTTGTTTAGCCGCGCGATCATCTTCGGCAAAAGCCTTGACTGCTGCTTTGCTATATCTAACTAATGCTGCAATGGATAAAGCAGCACCGACTTTAGATGCTAGACGATCAAAAGATTTACCAAGACGATTAGTTGCTCTTTCGGCATCAGTAAAACCCTTCTTTTGAAACTCACCAATTATATTAACTTTAATATCGCTCATGCGGCAACCTTGCTTCGGTCAGATTCAACTCGCTTGTTAAAAGCATCTGTAGCTTTGTTAATAGCGCTCATAATGGCATTTAAGGCTTTACCTTGATTATCAGCATAAGCCGCATACAATAAGCGACCAGTCGTTTTGCGATCTCCACCTTTGTAGCTTTTAAGCGCACCCACCTGATTGCTCAATGTTGTATTGAACATCGCGCCAGCATTGGGATTATTTGATTGGCTACGAGAACTGCCATTTGGATTAACACGCCCGGCAGTCTCAACAATTGCGCCGATAGCAGATTTGTTAAACAAGGTAAATAATGAGACAAAGCCTACGCGGTTGCCACGTTGACGAGCTAAAGAATAGGTTAAACCCCTGCGAATTAAAGTGGGGTTGTATGCTGGAAAAGGAGTAGCGCGACCAGTACGGGATACGCGTTTTCTTCCAGTATCTTCCCAATTGTAAAGTCTTGTTGACGCAGGTACTCGACCGCGTGCATCGGCGATAACTTCTTTCATGGCAACACGGATTTCCGTATCCATTTGCTTTTGTAGATCTGGAGCGTAGTTTCGCAAAGCTTTTCTAAGCCCTACGATTCCTTCGACTACGACTGGCAACTTTTCGCTCCTCTGCCTGTTTTCTTAATACTTCATAGAACGCTTTAAGTAAGTCGCGATCCATGTTAATAAACTCGCTAGGCGCGATTCCTGTGTTTATCGAAAGTTGAGCTATCCGATACGTCCAAGAATCACGCGTTAGCCATTTGGGGAGTCATCCCCTAAAACTTCGACAGCCTTCAAAGTTTCAAGGAACTTGTCCCCAAACGGATAAACCTCTGGAGCATTTGCTCTACGCAAGCACTCCCAAGCAAGCCAATAAATGTCTGACTGCTTTTGATCTTCGCGGAAAGCCTTGTAAAAGCCTTTCTTAGCGTATTGCTCAAAAGCGTACTCAATGGCTGGTGTAATCTCATGTAAAGACTCTGTGCCATCTGCCCTAGTTACTTTAAGACTTGCCATTTGTGCCCCTATCTAATTTTTACCAAGTGCCTGAATCGGCAACTGTTACTGCTGAGTTTACTGTAAACGTAATGTCCATAGTGGCCATATCACCTGTCGCACCGTTAATCGGGGTTAGGTTGTTGACCAACAAATCACCAGTCCAGAGTTTATTGGTAGCTGACACTGCTGCTACTTTGTCCTGGATTAGTTTCCACGCCACGGTTGTACCGTAAGCATCTGACAATGTATCGAGAACAGAAGTGGCAGCCTGGTCATTTAGAAATGACACGGTAATGGTTGCAGATTCTAATCCCTTTACGAACTTGTGAGCTGTGTCACCCATCGCGGTAACTTCAAGCTCATCAAATGCCTGATTCAATGTGACAGAAGTCACATGGTCGGACAAATCTACGCTAGCGATTTTGAGTCCGACTTTGTTATTTAGCGTAATCGCCATGATTACTCCTCATCTTTCTTTGTTGGTTTTGCTTCTTCTTTTTTAGCAACGGGCTTTACCTGGCCAATTTTGGCAAGGAAGGCCTCGCGCTCTTTGTCATTATCAGCCATTTTTTAGCTCCAATCGGATAGAACGCTGATTGATACTTCACCGGACAATAGATCGCCTACTGTTCCAGTCAAGACTGCGGGTGCGCTGAATGTCCCAATTGTATATGCAATCGATGACGCTTCCAGCTTATTCACAATGTTAAGGTAAAAATCTTCAATGTTTGTCAGGTTGCCCTGATTATCAAACATTGGTGCAAGCACTACAAGTTTGAAATTAACTTTTGGCTTGACTGTTTTGTAATGGTCGTTTGAAGGCTCAATGTATGGATCGCCGGGTTGCACGATAATTGAGTTAGCAAGCGGACTGGCAGGTGGGAAGGAAAACACCTGCCAGCTCGCATTATCAGCTAGCGCAGTCGCGATTGTTCCCCGTAGGGTTGTTATTGCGCTCACCCTACTTGACCGCCCGGTGCTAGGTGATCCGCAAGCAAGCCTCTAACGCGTGCCATGAGTGTATTACCCATGCGATAAGGAGAAGGTTGAAAGTCAGGTGAAATGCCGCCAGCGTTGGATGCTTGGCGGGCTTGCCATATGTCAACAGCAATCATGAGCGATGCTTGATTAACTTCAGGCAGGGTTTCATAGTCAATATGCGTAGTGCCATAAACCTTGCCAAAAGGAATAAGTGCGTTGTATGGCTCGACTGTTGCATTGTTAACAGCATAAGTAACTGAATAAATGGTGGGTACTGTGGTAACAGTTTTAGATCCGTTGTATTTTGCTCCGGCGTTCTCTACTGTGATTGTTTGACCAACAATGAAATCATGTGGGATTGCGGTGTAAATTGTCGCTACGCTTGCGGTTGACTCATGTGCGACTAGCGCATAACTATTGAACCAAAGCTTAGCTTTAACTATATTCTCAGCGCTCTGGCAGACGCTTTCAAGCGTGGCATCGCTGTAAAGGTTGCCAATTCCAAGTGCAGCACGAAGCTGAGCGACTGTAACGTAGGTGGCTGGCATCCTTTAATCCTTTCTATGTTAGCCCCGCCGCAAGGGCTGTGCGGCGGGGTAACTCTACTTCTAGGCTAGAACTACGCCTTGTTAAACTTCCAAGAACCAGCGCCAACTTTCGCTGCGCAAGCTCCGTAGCCGTACATTCCGATTTCAACCTGACCTGTTCCGACCTTTTCAGCGCGGAGTTGTAGGCGTGGTGATTCGTACCATGTATAGGAATCGCGGTTGACAACAACGATAGAAGCATCGCCATCGCCACTCATTGTGTAGTCAACGTATAGCGGTAAGCCAAAGACTGTTCCACGAATTGCGTCAACTGAAACTGCGCCACCTGCGTTCTGTGGAGCTGCTGCATTGAAAATTGGGCGCTTGCTTGAGTCAACAAGTCCTACGATGTTTGACCATTGTGTTGGTGAAACAATTACTCCAGTTGCGAATTTGAAGGTGTTTGAATAGATGCCTTCTCCTGCGCGTGCGATGAATGCAGCAAATTCTTCGCCATCAAGCGGAAGAGTTACTGGAGTTCCATCAAGAGTTCCGTTTGACCATAGTGCGGTCTTGACATAGGTGTTTGTTGCCTTTGCATAAGCATCACCCATCAATGCGAGAAGCTCGGTCAAGAATGCTGGAGAAGTACGATCAAGAACTTCTACCGAGAACTTCTGCATTCCTGCAAACTTCTTGACATCAACATCAAGATATTCGATTTCGACCTGTGTGTCGCTAAACGCGCCAACCTCTGCAACTTCAGCAACAGTTGGAGCGGTCTTAACGCGTGGGATTTGGAATTTCATGCCAGCATCAGGCAATGTCCCCGAGCTGATGGCTTCAATTGACGCTCTTGTACCTGTTGACTTTGGATTGATAACTTCGGTCAATTGACGTGTTGGAACAAGACCAGGAACATCGGTAACAGTATCGGTGTCAGATGCAGCCTTAATCCATTGACGAGCATCTTCATCTGCAAATACGGATGCTTTGATTGTGTTTTCAAGCATTGCAAGCGGAGTCACGTTAATTCGTGGCTTCGCGTAAATTGGTGCTGCAACTGTTGGGCGAGCAGCCTCTACCGCAGGGGCTTCGACCTTAGGCTCAACAGATGCGGTGTCTGGAGTATTCTCCACGACTGCCTCGCTTTCGTTTGTTGGGGTTTCAACGACTTCTTCTTCGGAAGCCGCTACGCTCAAAACTTCAGCACTCTTAAAGGCAGCAGCCTGAACAAGTGACACTTCTTTGAGCAAACTTGATTTAACGCGATAACGATCTTTATCTTTCTTGCCAGCGATAACTTCTACGCCGACTGACAAGCCTGAACGCAATTGTTCGCTTGCCTCAATCAAACTATCTGTGCCGCGTTGTGTATTTGCAACTTTGAATGTTGCATAAATTCCTGACTCATCTTCGGTAAATGACACTAGACGACCAATTGGCTTCTTAGGGTCATGCTCCAATAGAAGTTTAGGTTTTGGATTTGTAGGAATCTCAATAGATCCCGCTTCAAATACAACTTTACCGACATTGGTATAACCAACTTCAGAATCGCCGAATGGGACGATTTTGCCGGTGATAGTGCGTTCCTCTGCATTGCAGGTTATATCGCTACTGAACTGAAGTAACATCTTCGTTTCCATTTGGCGTTAGATCTTCCATTTCCATAGCTTGGTCTAGTGTGATCAAGCCGAGTGATAGCATTTTTTCAATGACGTTAAGTCTTTCCATCGGATCTACCCGAAGGAATGCAGAATCAACATCAAACTTAACAATGTTGCCTCGCGCCGTTATATCATCCATTGACAGTCTGTCCTGAATTGCGTTGATGTACGGAGCGAGTGATAGCGCCACGAATTGCTTACGCTCATCTTGAACATTGGCGTAAGTCATAGAATTGTTTTGATCTGCGCTTATGTAATACGCAGGAACATTCATCATTCGTGCAATTTGAGTAGCGGTGTTTTGAATTGCATCAACAAACATCATGTCGCGTGGGCTAAATGATGTTGGCTGATATTCAAGTGTGCTAGTGAGATAAGCGGTGCTGCGTTGTTCACGCGCTGCTTTCCATGCGGATAAAATTCCCTGAACTTCGGCTGGTGCTAAATCTGCACCTGTATTTTTAATGACACCAGATGGCATTGGAGTAGATGTAGCTACACGCATTGCTTTCTCAAGATCAATGGCGCTGCGTAATGTGCGAGCGCCCCGCTGCAAAATACCTTCATCTTGTGCTTGGAATGTAACAAGTGATCCAAGTCCTGACATTGGCGC